ACTACTAAGGCAGAAATAATGTATTGCTCCCGGAAGATCAAATTCATGCTCAATCCTTGCTTAGCCAAACAAGTAGGTGTTGGTGACTTAGTGGTGGTCTATGTTCCTAATACTGGACCACTTAAAGATGCCACATCTTATTTTTCTAACGGTTATGCTAATCATCCTTTGGTGTGTCGGATGGTAGGGTTGCTTCAAAATGGAGAAAGATTTGAGGACTACCTCACGTGGAACCAAGTAAGTGAACTAAACAATGGACACTTATCTTTCCCAGGCTCGCACTATCGCTTGGGCAACATGAAAACATTCCCTGGAATGTGCATGGCTCCTGTCCTTCGGGATGGAACACGCATACACATTGTTGGTTTCCATATTGGTGGAGTTACGGGGACAGATAGAGGTTGTGGAGTGTCTGTTCTAAACTCAGAGTTGAAGAAGGCTGTGGAGGAATTGCATGCGTGCAATGCAGCCTATTTGAATGGTCCTGAGGCGCAGGACGTGAAGGAAGATTACCTTGGGAGAAAAATTGTAATTCATGCGGGCGTACACCCTAAATGCCCAACACAATATATTTCCAAGGAAGACGCTGCAGTAACAGTGTATGGCTCTGTCATTGGACGCAGTAAGTATAAGTCTAGTGTCGTCGATACACCCATTTCCAAGATTGTTGAGGAAGTGACTGGCGTGTCTAATAAGTGGGGACCACCCCAATTCAATAAGCCCATGCAGCGTGAAGATGGGTCGTGGTCTGATGGTGGATGGAGACCTTGGTTTGCTTCTTTGGATGTTTGTAGTCAGCCGTCTATTGGTTTTGACCCTGTGGAAGTTGAGGCAGCCATGAAGGATTACACTTATGAATTGTTTGAAGTGTATGATGAGATGGGTGAATATTGGAAGAATGAAATTAAGCCTCTTACGCGCATTGAGGTCGTTTCAGGAATTGATGGAAAGCGCTTCATAGACTCAATGAAGATGTCTACATCTATGGGATACCCTCTCATGCGAAAGAAAAGGGATTTCGTAATCGATATGGAACCTACGGACGAACACGCATGTCCGCGTACTTTTGTTCCTGAGATTTGGGAGGAAGTTGATGCTCTGCTTGAGCTTGCTGATGCTGGTAAGTCTTTGAACCAGATCTTTAATGCAAGCTTGAAAGATGAGCCTACACGTGTGGATAAGGATAAGGTGCGTGTTTTCCAGGCAGCACCTATTGCTCTTCAAATTCTTATCCGAACATACTTCTTACCCGTAGCACGCTTCTTGTCGGCAAATCCTTTGTTGGCAGAGTGTGCTGTTGGTATCAATAGCCACGGTCCGGAATGGCACGAGCTCTCTGAGTTTATGTCAAGGTTTGGGGATGACCGTATCATCGCCGGGGATTATTCTAAGTACGATTTGAGAATGCCCGAGCAGCTTACCCTTGCCGCTTTTAGTGTTATGATTCAGTTGGCTGCTCGTTCTGGAAACTATTCAGAACGGGATTTGAAACGCATGGAGGTCATTGCGTTTGAAGTATGCACGCCACTTGTGGCATACAATGGTACTTTGATTCGGTTAATGGGCACCAACCCATCGGGTCAAAACATGACAGTGTACTTGAATTCCGTTGTGAATTCTTTATTGCACCGTTTAGCGTTCAATAGTGTATATTCTTCTGAAGATATGATCGCTATTGGTCATGAGCTAGGTCTAGGACGTCCTGCGCGTGTCCGAGACTTGGTAGCTTTGATGACATATGGGGATGACGCCAAGGGTTCCGTAAGAGAAGGCTATGATAGATTCAACCACATTTCAATGGCAAAGTACTTGGAAGCCAATGATATGAAATTTACCATGCCCGATAAAGAATCGGAACCTGTAGCTTTTATGAACCGTTTTGACGCTGATTTCTTGAAGAGAAAAGACTGTTATAATCCTGATTTAGGAGTGTTCGTTGGACAATTGGATGAGAACAGTATCTTCAAGTCGTTGCATAGTATTCTTTCCTCTAAGACAGTCAGTCCGATGGATGTTTCGAGGAGTAACTTGGAAGGAGCTTTGAGGGAGTGGTTCTTCTATGGAAGAACGCACTTCGAGATGAGGCGCGAACAGGTTAATAAGATTGCCCGTAAGGCGGGAATTGAAAGTGCTGAGTTTGCGAAAGGATATGATGAGCGAGTCGAGGAATGGAAATTGAAGTATGAACCTCAGTCTGGTGTTCTTCGTCCTGGTGATGGACAAGAAAAACTTGTGGAGGAAGAGATTGAGGAAGTAATTGACTCACTTTCATCGTTGTTGGGACCCCAACCCTTGGAAGATGAAATGGGATATGTTGATGAAGACAAGAAGTCCACTAGGAATTTTGTACCGATCGACTTGGAATGGCGTGTGAAAATGGTGTTAGGCAAGCCTGCACTGCAGAATCATAGCATTGGTCATTTCGGTGAAATGGATTTGGTGTATGAGAGTGGACAGACTATTTTGGTTATTGAGTGCAAGCAAGTAAGGAATGGACCTGATGTACTCGGAACGAAGGCAAAAGAACAAGCTATCAAATATGCTCATGTTCTCAAACTCCTTAAACCAACTTCAACGGTTTACGGTATGATATACACTGAGTATGGTTTTGCCATTGCGACGGTGCTTGGTGAACCAAGGATTCCTCCGAGGTTTGCTAAGTTATTAAACAATGTCGGCCATATTGATTGGTAAGTTCATTCCGACCGTCATGTCTTTAAACTGTCTGGAGGCCTGCCTAGGTCGTCAATATTCTACGGAAAAACCAAAAGGCGTGCTATGTACTGGATACCTGATCCTTCTTGGCTTGTGGTTTTGCCAGAAGTATCTTGCTTGCATAGTTGATGGACTGTAGTGGTCGGGGCTATTTAGCTCCTGGTGTAAAGTCGCCAACAGTAAACCACTGAAGGCAGGTGTACTGATCCGTGCAGCTGACCTTGAGAAAAATAAATTGGATTACTAACTTTTATACACTTTTTAAAGAGTCCTGGGTCTCTCAATACCTAGGGAACACTGAAGGATTCTTCTTTGACCCCTGTCTCGAAATGTGGGTTGAAGTGTTTCCGGAAGAAACATTCGAGTATGTACCGCAGAGTGGGGCTCTGGGTACAATTCAAGAGGAAGGTGACTCGTCCCTTGGGGCGCAGATCACCACGTTTGCGGACCAGTCCGCTGGATGGAGTACGAAAATTGCATCAGGTTCGGATGCGACAATGGATCTTGCAAAAACTACAGATTCGTCGCTTGGTGCGTTTTTACAACGTCCGACGGTTATTGGGACCTATTCATGGGTTATGGGTCAACCGCTATTCGAGAAATTTAATCCATGGGCACTATTCCTCAACGATCCTCGTGTCGCTGAGAAGATTGCTAACTTCGAGCTCTTTAGAAGTAAGCTGCATGTTAAGATGGTTATATCAGGCACTAGTTTTCATTACGGTCGTGCCTTGGTATCCTACAATCCTTATTCTGGTTACGATGGAATTACTGTTGAGCGGAACTTTCTCAACGTTGATCTTATTCAGGCTAGTCAGAAGCCTCACTTTTTCCTCAACCCAACAAACAATACAGGAGGACAGCTAGATTTACCCTTTTTCTGGCCGCTCAATTACATGTCTTTGTCGAATGCGGATCGAAATGACATGGGGGAAATTGTGATCAAATCAATGACCAATCTTCAACACGCAAATGAAGGTAACGACCCCGTTACCATCACTGTGTATGCTTGGGCATCAGACGTTGTGCTGACTATGCCCACTGCACAAACCACGCTCACCGCAGCTAACTATACACCACAGTCTGGTCGCATGGATGAGTATGGGCAAGGTATCATTTCTGCCCCTGCTTCTGCTATCGAACAAGCAGCTGGGAAACTAACCAGTGTTCCAGGCATTGGCCCTTACGCAAGGGCTACCCAGATTGCTGCTGGTGCAGCACGAGATATGGCCGTCCACTTTGGATATTCAAGGCCACCTGTTGTATCCGATATCCAGCTCATGAAGCCTAATCCTACGGGTAATATGGCTAATACTGATGCTGCCGATGCGGTACACAAATTGTCACTCGACTCAAAACAGGAAATTTGTATCGACTCCAGGACAGTTGGACTGGATGGGGAAGATCAGATGGACATTAGGAGGTTCGCTCAAAGGGAATCTTACTTGACGCAGTTTACCATGAATGCGAACGAACAACCAGACACGCTTCTATGGAACTGCAGAGTGACACCAAACCTTTATGACGTCAATGGGGATGAACTACACCCCACTCCCATGGCCTACATGGCTGCACCTTTTGGGAGATGGCAAGGTTCGATCAAGTATAGGATTCAAGTGGTTAAGTCGAACTTTCACAAAGGTAGGATTCTTGTACGGTGGGATCC